AGAAAATTTGAAATAGATAGTGATGGGGCAATTACTGGAATTGGATCTGCCGGGGAAGCAGCAACTTTTGTTTCTGAGGCTGACTTGGGATGGACTGGAATAGCTACAGGAGTATAGAATAAAATGGCAAACGCATATTTAGCTCTAGTTTCTCCAGTTGCTGATGCAGGAGTGGCTCATTTTTTAGATACGGCAGTAGCTTATACGAGTGGTAAGCTTCAGAGTTGGAGAGCAAATGGATCTGAAAAAGCTTCTGTGGATTTTGAGGGAAGCTTTACAGGAAAGAATGGTACTCTATCGGGAAATCTCGCTGTAACGGGCAACTTCACCGTGGAGACAGACCTGTTCCAAGTCGTCACGGGAGATGGCAGGATCTACGTCAACGATGGCGGTGGAACCCCACCGTCGTTTGATGGTGCAACGGTTGCGGCCTTTATAAACAACGCTGCTACTGGCCGTGAGTGCCGCCTCTCCATCATCGGGGGCACGGCTGGAGAAAGTAGTATCGTGTTTGGCGATGCCGACGACGAGGATCAAGGCAGATTTAAATACGTGCATGGTGACGACTCCTTTGTTTGGGAGACAGGTGGATCAGCGACTGATTGCATGACGCTGGACGGAAGCTGCAATCTGACGGTTGGGGGCACCCTCCTCGTATCCGGCTTGGCGACTTCAAATCCAGGTGTTGCGGGTGCTTTTTGGAACGATTCGGGAACCGTGAAAATCTCTTCGGGATGATGACATGACGCCTCCGTGGCAGAATGGAGAGTAGTGTGGGCGAAATACTGTCGTTGCTCGCGATCCCAACCGCTGCTACCGTATATATTGCTGATGCGCCTGACGAGGGAGGCACCAATAATGCGGCTCTTTATGTGGCGAGCGGTACTGTTTTCCTGAATCTGCCCACATCGTCTGGGGTAACTGGCTCACTGTGGGCCAATAGCGGCGTTGTTACGGTATCATAATAAAATAATGAAACTAGATAGCGAAGAGCAGAGAGAGCAGCTTATATCTCTATTAAGTAGTATTTCTGTAGATGTAACTTACAAAACTATAGATGCAACAAAAGCACAAATGGAAGCCTTGCTTAGTCCAATTCGGAAGGCAGAGATTGAGAGGCCAGTAGAAAATGACTAGCAGCTCCCTCACCCCAATTGCCAAGTGGACAGTAGAGCATGAACAAATTGTAGCTCTACATATTGGCCGTTGGAGTAATGAGAAAATTGCGAAACATTTTGATAAAAGCTCTGCAAGGATATCTCAGATTCTATCTGATCCCCAGGCTTTAGGTATTATCAAGGAAGTTTCGCTTAGAATACGCGCACGTATGATAGAGGCGCTAGAAGAGGGATTAGCAGATCTGGCAATAAAAGGGATGCATCAGATTGCTAAGACTATTAATTTTGACGATTTTGTCTTGGGTTCAGATGCAAAGAAGCACCAAGATCGGTTGTCATTGGATCTGATTAAACTTGTGCAGGGTGAGAATAGTAGTACAGAGAATGTTCCTCCACTGGACACAGCTTTGTCTAAGAAGTTGATTGCGGCGATTGAGGAATCAAACAATGCAGACAGACTAGCCGCTAATGAGCTTATTAGAGAAGCCCAGTTTACAGAAGTAACATCCGATGAGTGAAGAAAAAGATCTGACGGGGGAGATTGGAGATCTTTTTTCTCCTCATAAGCTTAAGAAAGCTAGAGCAGCAGCCGAAGAGAAAGGAAAAGATTGGAGTCAGAGTGATATAGAGCATTTGAGAAAAAAATGTAAAAATGATTTGTTCTTTCTATGTCGAGGGCCTTTAGAATACACGAAATTAAGTCCTACATTCCACAAAGGACTGACCAATTGGTTACAAAGAACCAGGGGCCTACAACATAGATTACTTCTTCTGGCTCGGGGACACTATAAGACCACGGTAAGTACAATAGGTGAGGGCATTCAAATGGCTTTGCCTAATGTCTCTAATGTCCAAGATCACCCATATCACTTGGGTCCAAATGTTAAAATTCTCGTTTCTCACGAGGTCCGTGAAACAGCCGCTCAATTTTTGTTTGAAATCACAGCAGCCTTCACTCGTAAGCCAATCCTCATGGCCCTCTTCCCTGAATGCATTCCGACAAAGAATGTGGAGAGGATTAACAAGTGGCAGCTTGAATTACCGCGTACAGAACATCATAAAGAAGCAACGTTTTCAACCATAGGTTCAGGTGGAGCAGCCCAGGGTGGTCACTATAACTGGCTAAAGCTAGATGACTTGATTGGAGAAAAAGCCAGGGACTCTGACACTATTATGAGAACCACATTGAACTGGTTTGATAATATTAACTCCCTTCTAACTGAGTTTGAAGTCGATGGATGGGACTTAACTGGAACGAGATGGGCTTATTCTGATGTTTACTCTCATGCAATGGAGAGATATGGGATAGATTTAGATAATTCTATTCCTACTTGTATCTCCCCAAGAGAACTAAAGGCTTTTTCAGGAGGAGTTCTAGGAGTTTATGCTCGGGGAGCGATTGAAGACGGGCTTCCAGTATTTTCAGAACAATTCAGCCTCAAAAAACTGGAGATTCTTAGGAAAAATAGACTTGTTTGGGCCGCACAGTACGCAAACAATCCTATGGAATCTGGTCTTAATGAGTTTTCTTGGCCAATTAAGTTTTATAACACTAACTCTAAACGAGACATTGTAGTTTTTGAAGGCGAATCTAGCTTTAAGAGAAAGTTTGATGAGTTGAATATATACATACTCACCGATCCTTCTATGGGAGAGTCCCTGACTGCCGATGAAACAGGAATAGTCGTAGTCGGGGTGGACCAGAAGTTTAATATATATATTCTAGAGACAATAAAGAAAAGACTAATCCCTCCTGCTTATGTAGATGAGATCTTTAGGTTGAATCTAAAATATCGTCCAGAAGTAATAGCCATTGAAGAGGTGAACTTCTCAGGAATATACAAATATTGGATTCAAGAAAAAGGAAAAGAACTTCGGATTTATCCCCCCATCCGATCTTACAAGCCTGGAACCAAAAGGACTAAGCTCGGAAGAATTCGTGGTCTTTCTCACTTTTTCTCAGCAGGACAGGTTTATATTCACGAAGGAATGCATGACTTCCGGGATGAATATGAGCAGTTTCCTATGGGACAAAGTGAGCATTTGCTTGATGCTTTTGCTCAAGGCCCAGATTTTTGGGATGCAGGTATGGGATCGGAGGAAATTGAGAGACAAGATGCGATGGTTGAGGACTTAATGGAAGAAAGATCTATTACAACGGGATATTAAATGGAGGCTGATATCACTGTGCTTATCTCTCTTCTGGCTGCACCACTTGCTGCTGGAGCTGCATATGGAGGAGTTAAGGTTGGTATGAATGGTATAAAACAATCAATGGTTCAAATTGAGAAAGTTGTCAACAGGCTAGATGAAAAGGTGGATTCACATGGGGAACGACTAGCGGCGGTTGAAACGGAAACAGAAAATCTTAAAGCAAGAGTCACCGACAAAAAATAAAAGCTGCGCAGTAAATTAGAACGGAGTCCTAAAGAATGACTGGACAGTCTCTACATAAAGATTTTGCCTTTGCTGGAAAGGCTGATGTGCAAGGGGTAGAAGATCTTCCTACAAGTGATAATTCTACAACTGGCCGTTGGCCAAGAATGGTTAAGCTAGAATCAGAAGCTGAGGAGCTTTTGACTAGATGGCTTAAAGATGAGATCCAGGCATATAATCTAGAACGTGAGCCTCTACTCCAAGATTGGATAACTTGGCAGAATCAATATTGGGCAGAGCCTCTGACTGAGGTCAAGAACTTTCCATTCAAGAGAGCCGCAAACATAGTAATTCCTCTTGCAGCAATAGCTGTTGAAGCTACACATGCTAGGGTTATGAACACGTTGTTCTCTGTAGAGCCTTTTTGGAGTGTTCGTCCCCGGACAAAAGAATGGATTCCGGCAGCCAAACCAATGGAGAAGTATCTACAAGCCGAGGTGGAGAATAGTGATACATTAAAGGTTTATGAATTTTGCACTGAAGCTACAATTGAGTTAGTTAAACTTGGAACCTGTGTAGGCAAATCTGGGTATGAGAGACATACTAAGAAGAGCCTACGAGCTGTAGGAGCTGAAGAACAGGATTTCTTCGTCACGATTCGCAATGGACCAAACATTGGTCGAGTTCCTCTAAGCAATTTCATCATGCGATTTGCGGAGCTTGATCCCCAGACCGCTCCTATTGTTGGAGAGAAACATGAGTTCAGTTGGAGTCAGCTAAAACAAATGGCGCAAGATGGCCGGATGAATGCTGACGCTGTAGAAAAGATTAAATCTCACAGAGTTCTCAAACATCAAGTTACTCCTGCTGACCAGGGAGTAAAGCTTGAGAGAGAAGTAGCTAGGCTTTCTAGAACTGAGCCAAAATGGACAGATGTGTTCGAGGTCTATGAACTTTGGTGTTCATTTGACGTTGATGGGGATGGGATCAATGAAGAGATCGTGGTTGATTACCACCAGGAATCACAGACGTTTTTATCAATTAGATACAATTGGTACGATGACCTACATAGGCCGTATAGAATTTGTAACTTCCTTAATGTTGAAGGAATTTGGCCGGGAATCGGTATCTGTAAGCAAGTTGAACAGTTGCAAGAAGAAGTTACCACAATCCACAGACAAAGACTCGACAACGCAACTCTCGCTAATATGTCCCAAATAGTCCTAAGAAAAGGAATGGGCTATGGAAATGCTGAACCAATCTTTCCTGGCAAGATGTGGTTTGTGGATGATCCAAGTAGGGATATTCAACAGTTCAAGCTTAGTGAGGTTTATCCTAGTTCGTACATTAATGAAGAAAGTATCGTAGCTTATTATGAAAAGCGAACAGGAGCAAACGAGGCTATTCTGGGAATTCCTCAATCTGGCACACCTGGGACTGCTACTTCTGACCTTACTAGGCTTGCTGAGGGGAACAAGAGATTTGACTTAGTTCTGAAGAATGTAAAGAGATGGCTCTCGGCTATAGGTTATGATGTTATTACAAACTATCAGCTCTTTGGGAATCAGAATGCTCATTGGCTGATTCTAGGTGAAGATGGAATTTGGGTAGAACAAATGCTACAGATGCCCTCAGTTTTAGTCCGGCGTGGAGCAGTAATAGACCTTACTGTATCTGACTCAATAACAAATCGACAAGTCGAACAGCAACAGTGGTTGAGCCTGTTCCAGGTCGTGACTAATTACTACGATAGAGTTCTTGCTCTTGCTCAGTTACTTGGCCCAGAAGTATTTGGTCAAATATCTCAACGTGCTCTTGCTGCTTCTGATGATCT